GGCGTTTGCCACCTCTTCTGCGGCCTGTGCCATGACCATCTCCGTGGTTTTGGGGTCACTGGCCACTCCAGAGGCCTCTACCATGCCCAGAACCTGCTCTTGGTACTTCATAATCATGTGATCTCGGATATTTGCGTTGATTATGGGTACAATCTGCTTCATCATGGGGTTTGCCCCGGTGGCAGGGTCCTTCAAGAAGGAAGTTTTGAACTGAATGTGCGCTTCGTGGTTCTGTCCCGGGAAAGCAGCTATGGGAAGGCCCTTGGTGGCGGCTATGATGTCTGCCAGAGGGTCTCTTGGCTCTGGTTTTTGGTCCGGTGGTAGGATTTCGTCTAGGTTTGGGAAGTTTGCAGCGGTCAGGACCTCTCTGTAGAGGGCTGGCATGTTAAAAGTACCGGGAGGAGTCTGGGAAGCAAGCTGAATTGCCAGTTGCCCCAGTGCCATACGGTGTGCAGAGGAGGGAATGTTGGGGTCAGAGACAGGAATAATGTCAATTCTCCCGTCAAAGTCCTGTTTGAACACCTCTTGGTCTCCTCCCACCACCTCGTAGGGGTAGGAAGGGGGTAGATAGTCATAGTTTATCTGGGCCAAGACTGCAAATTCGTCCTTCTGTGCCTTGTGAAGACGCTTGTGAATGGCAGAGAAGAACTTTGAAGAGGCTTCCAGTAGGGCCATGGTGGTTCCCACGGGTCCAGAGTTCTTGGAATCTGCAATCACCTGTTCTGTGGAGTCTGCAAACTTCTGTCCTGCGCCTATGACAAACTGCATCATGCCCATCAGGGTCTGAGAAGGTTCTTTATAGGGGAGAGTTACAATGGCCTTGTTCAGGTCAATGCCTGTGCTCTCCACCTCCTTGAACTCACCGGGGGCAATTGGTTCATTGTCGCCCACCAGCCTGACGCCTCTGGCCTTGAAACCACCGGGGAGGTTGGCAAACTGTCCTGCGTCTATCAGAGAACGCATGGCAGTGGTGGCTGTCATGGTCAGGTTGCCTAGGAAGTGAATAAGACCAAGACCATAAAAACCAAACCCCGGCACATACTTGTAGTGGATAAAGTGAAGTTTCTTCTCCTTCTTGGGATCGTCCTCTTTGTAGTTTCTTCTGATGCAGAGGACCTTCTTGCTCTTCTCCTCTATGGTTACAATGTAAGGGTGAGCTATACCGTCTGGGTCAGAATAGGGTTCTGGAAGGTCTAGGTAGCAGTGTTGCTCTAGAAGAACGTACTGGGGGTCTTCTAGGTCCATGCCCCCGGAGGTGATGCCCATGATCTCGTCCATCTTCTGGGTCATCTCTGGTAGATCAGGAGCAGAAGGCTTGGAGAGTTCAACGTCACGGTACATGCCAGAGACAACGTCTTTCCTGAAGTCATTCTCTGAACGGAAGATAAGGTGAGTGTACCTGCTGGCTGTTCTGAGGTCCTTGGCATTATAGGAGACATAGAAGTGGTCCACGGGAACTAGCTCTGACACTGGTCTTTCCAGTAGCTGGTCATAGTAAATTTTCTTAAAGGCAGACCCCATCACAGGGAGGTGGAAGAGAAGTCTCTCCTGCTCTTCAAAGTATTCTGGCATCTGTTCTGTCAGCTGGTAGTTCATAAAGTTCTTGACACGTTGAGCTTGCTTCTCGCGCTCAATGGTGGAGGAGCCTATGATCTGGGACTTTACAGGTCCGCCAGCGGGAAAGAGTTCTTGAGATGCTTTGCTCTGAAACTTGACCACTGACTCTATCAGGAGCGGGTGGACAGCTGTGCAGGCACCGTCAAAGGGTTCTGTGGTTTCTTCTAGCTTGAGACCAAGGAGATCAAAGCCACGCTCAAAGATTTGTTCCCATTCTTCTCTGGACTCCTTGTCACTTTCGTAGGAGTCTAGGACCATGTTTCCTATGTCATCTAGGTCCTCTTCCTCTAGGTACTCTGCTAGGTTTTCAAAGTGAGACCCCATGGGACCAGAGATCATCATCTCTTCCATCTCTCCAAATTCTACCTCTACGCCCCCGTCTTCTGTGGGCATAAAGTTGACGATGTTCTCCTCTAGCATCTCTGCCTCTATGGAGGGAGTTTCTCCTCTTACGTCAAAGTTAGAGGTGGGCATTTCTTGCTGGAGTTCTGGCTCCATCATCAAGAGCGGATTACGTTCAACTGCCATGGTCTAGACCTTTTTCCTTCCGGGTTTCTTCTTTGATACTATCTTCTTTCCCTTTCCTATGGTAGAGGTTTTTATTCTTTTCTTACCACCTCTAAGTTCTCTGGGAATGCTTGCTCTGGATATTGTCATCAGTATACCCTATATTGCCTTGGGCGCATAATTATTGTAAGGGTCCCGTTCTATGACAGAACCTCCTCTTTTTCTTTGTACCTCTACTACTTCCTCTTCCTCCTCAGTACCTAGGACAGCTCTAGCTGCTCTGGTGGGTGCTCCTATTCCAAAGTCTTTGACTAGCCTTGAGTAGTCTTTGTGACTTGGCTTTAGGTTAGCCACTGTCAGTGCTCTGAGATATTGCTCTCTTGAGCCAAACCCTTCAGGAACCTTTTCAACTATATCTACATTTAGGTCTTTTAGAATACTTTCATATTTTTTGGTGGCTTTGTCAACAGCTTTTGTTTTACTAGTGCTTAACTTATTTTTAGCAGCTTTTTGTGTAGCACTGGTTGCACCTGTTTTATTCTTTACAAGTTCATATACCAAAGGTGTAGATACATTCATATAACGATCTCCACCGGGAAGTTTTAGATAAGTAAACAGGTCATGCTCATCATTTACAATGCTAACTACTTTTCCCTTTTTATCAATTGAAGTTACAATGCCTACACCGCCCATTTCATAAGCATCAGTTTTAGCTGACCCTTTGATAATAGCCGATCTTCCTTTGAGAACTTCTTCAGGGTTTAGAACTCTAACTCCTGCTTCTTGTAGTTTATCTAGAAATTTTTTATCTGAGGTAAAAGTTTTACCGGAGAACACAGAATTTTTAATACCTGTTAAATTAAGATCAGCTACTCCTTTTTCTGCTGTGGTACTTCTGTAGGCCATACCTTTCATGCCGGGGTCTATGTTTCCTGCTGAACCAGTATTTGCTCTTCTGATGTTCATTTGATAGGGTTTGGTGGGGTCCATGTTCTGCATTGTTTTAACTTGGTCAAACATAGCCACCATATCCTTTTTATCTATATCTGCTACGTCTCCCACTTCCTTAATATAATCATCTACATTAAACTGCTTAAAAGTTCTAACGTGGTCTACTTCATCTATGTTATCTAAAATACTTTTTAGTCCAGTGGGTCTTTCTTTTGTAGGGCCAAAGTATTGATTGGTAAAAGACCTTGATTGATTTAATTGACCCATGGCTTGTTTAGTTGCTTGAGAAGCTGTGCTTCTTAGTTTAGAAGCTTCTTTTTCAAGTTTCATAATTTCGGCTAAATCTTCATTAGATGGGTACTTACCATCTTTAACTTGACGAAGTTCTTTTTGACGTGCTTCTAGGGCATTAATTTTAGGACTAATCTCCTCGGATACCTTAATTGCTTTATCAGCTGCCCTCTGATCTGCCACAGAAATATTAAACTCATCTTGTAACACCCTACTTGAAGGATCATAACGTGCCTTTCCTATGTTGATTATATCTTGTGGTATTGTTTTTGCAACAGTTGCTGCTTGTGCTACAGGATTAGTAGCTGCATAAAAACCCGGTATTTCATTTTGAACATTGGCAAAAACTTTTTGTGCAGTTCTGGTGACTCCCCCTGAAGGAACAAACGGTATAAGACCCGCTGCCATTAGACCAGCATTGGTTAGACTAGGATCATCGTAAAGTGCTGCTCCGTCTGCTACAAAACCTACAATGTCTCCTAGTATAGGAACAGGAGCAGTGAAAAGAGCAGCTTTGTCAAGAGGAGACATACTATCATATACTTCTCCTACTACCTTACCCGCTTTGCTTGCCAGTGATGATAGTCCACCTTTCTCTTCCACTTTATTCTCCTAGTTCCAGTTCCAGTAGGTTCTCTTCTTAGGTTTGTACTCATCTTCCTCGTAGGAGGGATCATCAGGGTGAGACAGGTGCCAAGATTCTTTCAGGTAGAGTATGGCCATTGCCATGGCGTCTACTTGGTCATCGTGTCTGGCATAGGGAAACTGTATGGCCTCTGCAAATAGGTCCTCGGCCCAGTCCTTCCCTCGGGGGAGCCAGACTCTTTCAGATTCTAGTATAGGCGTAATTGCGTGTACCCTTGCTACTTTATCACGGTCTGGGAGGTAATCCAACACAGGGAGACCTGCCCTACGCATATCTTGTATCAGACTCTGCCCAGAGGCTTTCTTTTCTATGATACAAATGTCAGGTTGGTAGGAGTCGTAGAGGTCTTGCGCTGTTCTTCTTAGCTCTGGGTATTCCAGTCTCTCCCTGACATTGCCCAGTAGAATCATGTTAGGGGCCATGTACTCTCTCCCGGCTAGGTCAGTGGTGAGGTACTCAAAGATGCCCCATGTCTGGATCACAGAGTAGTCAGCGGTGCTCCGGGTGGAGAAGGCAGTGTCATAGGTTTGAATGATAAGGTCACACTCTGGCGGGTCTTCTTCGTCCCAGTTCTGGAACCAGTGAGACTTGATGGCAGACCCCTCGTCAGGCGTGGGGTTCTGCATATAGAGGGCTTGCCAGTACTTGCCCCCGTTGTTGGCCCTGATCTCTGCCTCGTCTAGTCGGAGGAGTTCATCAGGTTTCCACTCCGGGAAGTAGGAGGAACCCTCTGGTAGGTTTAGCAGGTCTGCTGAGTCCTCGTCTAGCCACGCTGGGATAGAGATAACATCCCACGGGATTGTATCTTCTGTCTCGTTGGAGAGGAGCCAGCCACAGAGATCATCTTCGTGGTACCGGGTGTTGATGATGATGACAGAGCCGTTGGGCATCAGGCGTGTTCTGAGACCAGAAGGGTACCATTCCTTGATATACCTGCGCCCTGCCTCTGAGAAGGCATCTTCTTCTGACATGGCATCGTCTATCAGTGCAATGTGTGCTCCCCGCCCTGCAATCTGTGAGCGTACCCCCGCTGCGTAGTAGATACCGTTCTGTTTGGTCTTCCACTTACCAGCTGCTCTTACGTCTTCTCTGAGCGTGGCAGCGGGGAATATCTCTTGGTAGAGGGGCATCTTTAGGATATCTCTGACAGTTCTGCCGAAGTCTGAGGCCAGCTGGTCAGAGTGAGAGATGCTCATTATTTCGTGAGAGGGAAAGTTTCCTATGTACCAAGAGGGAAACAGTTGAGAACAGATCAGGCTCTTGGAGGAGCGCGGGGGGAGGAACACCATGAGCCTCTGTGGGTCAGGGGAGGTGACCACCCGCTGTAGCTTCTGACAGATTACTTCTATGTGTTTTCCTATTTTAAAATCAGGGACCAGAGAAGGAGCAATGAACTTGGTGAAAGAGAAGAAGTCTAGCTTTGCAGCTTCTATGGCCTGTAGGTAGAGGGTCTCTCTGAGTTTTAACAAGTGTTCTTGCGGTGGAAGAACTTCTTGAGAAGTGCTCACTCCTTCCCTCCCTTGATCACAGAGTACCCTGAGATGTTGGCCAGTCTCTGTATGTCACCGTCTACGTCCGGGGTAAAGGTCTCGTCTGTTCCTTGGAAGGTGGTGGTGGTGTTCTGCTTGATCTCTTTCTTGTCAATGAACATGCCAAGGTGCTTGCCCATGTTCTCCAGAGAACGGTTGGCATTGGTATAGTCCTCTGCCTCTGTGGCCCTCATATAGGTCTGGTACATTTTGTCTAGCACCTTCTGTGCGTTCCAAGACACCTTCTCTACAACGTCCTCTCTGAGGATTTCTATGTAGGCTCTGAGCTTGGGATTGGCTAGGTACTGCTGTGCTCTGCGCCCTGTTCTGGTACGGTCCAGTCTCCCGTCCTTGGTCTTCACAGGGGCGTACCCTGCCTCCACCAGTGAGTGTATGGGGTCATTGGTTTCTATAAATAGTTCTGCAAATCTGGTCTGTGTCTTGGTAAGGTCGTAGGCTTCTGATCTTGCCTTGGGTCTGGGTTCCTTTCCAGATAATACTTCTTCTGTTTCACTCACTTTTAAAAAACCTCCTCTTGCAGAGAGACACCTCTCTAGAATATTTTTATTATAGTTTATAAGAAAGGGTCTTGCAAGGTCTTTGTTTGCATGTTACCCTAGCTTCAGCACTCCAAGAGAACTCTTATGTGTTATTATGTAATAGTAAAAGAATAATAAGAAGAATAATATTATGTGTTATTAGGAGTAGGGAAAAGAACTATTCTTTTTGTTATTTTAAAAATACCCCCGCCTAGTTTCAGAGTGTACCCCCGACTTTTGTTTTTTTCAATTTTGGTAAAATTTGCTCCGCTTATGGGGGTCCCTATATATATAATATGTTACACACAAAACTCGGTGACCCCGGGGGTGCCTCTTCTTATATAACTTCTTAGCGAGCCGCGCGAGCTTCCTTCCAACTTCCTTATATAACTTCTTAGCGAGCCGCGCGAGCTTCCTTCGCGCCGCAGGCAAAATTTTTTTAAGGCAAAAAAGAACCCGGACCAGCGATAGCTTGCCAGTCCGGGCTGAGTTGCGCGGCGTTCTAGATGTTTAGAGTATCCAGCGTCCGGATCGGCTGGGATTCAATTCTACGATGGACTGCATTGGCCAGCGCAATGACTGACTCGTTGCTAATCTCAAACTTATTGAGGACATCCGGCCGGGAATTGTGCGCCTGCCAAGCTGCCACTTTTTCAGTCTGGAGTGTGTCGCCTTCGCCTGACAATCCAATCCAAGGCTGCCGATTTCCGTTCGCCCGTCCTACGCGGTGATTGAAACGGCCAAGAATTCCTTGGCGCATCTGGACGGTGTCTAGTCCGAACGTACGGCCGATCACTACGCTAGAAACAAATATGCTATTCCCGCGGTAGGTGGGGATATCCTGCGCTGCTCCCTTGAAACCGGCGGAATGATTACCGATTCCGGAATCCACCAAGGTACGAACACGCCAGACCACTTCAGTAAATAAGCTCTTGCGGAATTCCGGCGTCCCGGCGAGAGCCATTACTTCGGCGGTGTAAGTGTTAGAGAACGGGGCCGCTGCCATTCCGTAGTTTACCAGCTGTGCGTCAAGATCCCGATCTTTAAACTGGTTCATCACGTTGGTGCGGTGGAAGCCGTGACCCCAGACTCCGCCGTACTCTTCTGTCTCAATGGTTGCGGCGTTGAGGTCTTTAATCTCTGCGGTGTCACGATTTACTTCTACCCTTAAGAAATGCGTGGTGGGTTTCAGACCCGGCATTACTTGGTAGGCTCCCTCCGTTGCAGAAAAGAAAAGACTGATATGGTTTGCCTTGTCTGTATTCTGGGCCGCGAGAGTGAATTTTGTCATTGTCTTAATCCTAAGTTTGTTTCGTGACCGGATTGGCCACAATAATAAAATAGGGATTAATCCCGGATTATCAAGCCTATATCTTAAAATAAATTAATTAATTTTGTGTCTTGCAAGCAAGGTTTATATAGTGCAGCCTGCGGGCCGCTTGCTGTGGTAATAGGTAAGCATTGCTGACCGTCTCCGATCTGAGAAGGTCAATGGTGCTGACCTATGCCCGCGTTCTTGTTTTGTTCTTCCAAGTGCCGATCCCACTAGGTGGACGTAGACGTAGACGTAGACGTAGACGTAGACGTAGGTATAGACTGCAGAACGCCAGACAATAGGACAGGGTTGCTTACCTACTTGGGTACTCCGGGAGGGACAAGGTGAAGGCGCAAGGGGAAAGGCTAGGGAAAACAAGGGGATAGCCCCCGTATCAATTAAATATAAATAAAATAACAATTGCTCTTTACCTTCTCTATATGCTATGCAATAATCCTAACACCTTAAACAACTATGAAGGCCTTAGAACATGGCAAAGTATAATCTTATAGGCGTCGGCACAAATGCAAAGACCGTGAAGGGTGACGGGAGCGAATACCTAACGGGTATCCTCTACCTTATCCCTGAATTAGAACTATGTCCCTTCTCCATGATAGCAGGTTGTCACGAGCCTTGCCTAGTATCTGCGGGGCGGGGTGCTTTTAACAGTGTACACGCTGCACGGGAGCGGAAAACTAAGCTGTTACTGTCTGACCCGGAAGAGTTTAAGCGGCTCTTACGTCAGGACCTAACCAAGTTCTCTGCCACTTGCTCCCGTAAGAGTGTGCGCCCTGTCATCCGCCTCAACGGTACATCGGATAAGTCATGGCTTGATATCATACGGGAGTTCC